CTAGAAACGCGTCTCCGCGGAGACGCGGCGCGGGCGCAGAGGACGGCGGCGTTCGAGCACGCCGGTGGGGCAGCGGAGCGGCTCGGCCGTGAAGAGGGCGCGCAGCTCCGTCTCGTTTTCCTCATAATAGCGCGCCGCCCGCCAGGCGCAGGCCCGGGAGACCCGGCAGAGCCGGGCGATCCCGGCCGTGCCGTACAGCGCGCGGTAGCGGAAATAGACCGTGGGCGGGATCAGCAGCATGCAGGCGCCGTGTTTGGCCTCGTCCTCATAACGCCGGTAGGTCTCTTCATCATAGCTCTGCGAGAAGGCGGAAAAGCGCCGATCCTGCGTATGGCCGAGCAGCAGATGCATCAGCTCCTCGGCGAGCGTGAAGCGGATCCGTTTTTCCGCGGCGCGGTCGTTATAGCCGATCGCCCGGCCCTGGCGGCCCGACATGGCCACGCCGTCCCGGTTGCCCCAGACGGCAAATACCGCCTCCCGGTCCATGCCGCCCTTCTCCAGCTCGCTGAGCGAGACCAGACGTGTGCCGCAGACCGCGCAGAGCGCAGAGACGTCGATGGGCAGCGTATAACCGTGGCGGCGGACAAGCTCGCAGGCCGTGCGCACAACGAAACGGTCACGCTCCGTCATCATCGCGGAACTCCTCCGGGAATGCGATCTTCAAGAGCTGCAGCATATCCTGCCGCCGCTCCGGCGACATTTTCTTGCCCGCGCGCGCGATCATCGTGATCTCCGGCAGCTCCTCTCTCTCGTCGGAGCGCTCGTTCTCCTCCCACCCGGTCAGGGCGGACAGCGGGAGGCAGAGCGCGGCGGCAAGCGCGCGCAGCCGTTCCAGCGGGATCTTGTCCGTGGTTCCCGTGGCATAGCGCTGGATCGCCGATTTGGGGATCGCCGTCAGACGGGCAAGCTCGCCATAGCTTATTCCTTTTTCCGTAATCGCCTGATACAGGCGGCTTGCGATCTCATTCATCGTTATCACCAGGGCCATCATAGCACGAGCGTCTCAAATTTGCAATAAGTTTTTCAAACAGATTTGCATTTCGTCCCATTTTTGGGTTGACAAAGAGGGGAGGCTGTGCTATGATAGAAGCGTCCCAAAAGTGAAACGGTTTTAAAAGCTGCTGCCTCCGTTGTGCCGGGGGATCTCCTTTTTGCTCTTTCTGTCCCATTTTTGAGACGGTCGAAGGTTTTGGAAGGGAGGTCTGCCATGGTCCGGGTGGATTGGAAGGCGGTCGCGGAGGAGTATATCACGGGTGAGATCAGCATGCGGTCGCTGGCCGTAAAATATGCGATCCCCCGCAGCACGCTGCGCAGCCGGGCCTACCGTGAGGGCTGGATCGAGAAACGGGAGGCTTTTCACGGCGCCCGTGCCCCGGAGGCCGCCCGGAATGACGATCCGGCAGCGGGCTGCGAAGAGGCCGTCCGCCCAGGCGATCCGGCAGGGCCGGGCGGGGAAGCCGGCCTTGAAGACGGCGCGGCCGGGACGAGAGAAAAAAACACATCGCTCGAAAAAGATGCGGCGCATGAGGAGATCCTCCGCGTGACGGATATGCTGGTGCGCCGTGCCGAGGAGCTGCTGAACAGCCCCGAGGACATCGGGGTGCGGGAGCTGGGCGAGCTGATGCGCGCCATCAAAAACGCCAAGGAGATCCGGATGCTGCGCCCGGAGCTTGACGAGCGCGAGCAGCTCCTGCGGCTGCGGACGCTGGAGGAAAAAAGCGCGCAGGCGGATGTGCGCTCGCTGCGCATCGAGTTCTCGCCCGAGGCGGAGGAGGCCGCGCGGTAAGGCCGCGCAAGGGTTTCCCCCGGCAGAGGAAAGGAGACAGGGATGAAACTTCTGATCCCGCCGCCGTCGGAGACCCAGCGGCGCTTTTTTGCCGAAAAGCACCGATATGTGGCCTTTGGCGGCGCCCGCGGCGGCGGCAAAAGCTGGGCCGTAAGAGTCAAGGCCGTGCTGCTGTGCGAAAAGTACCCCGGGATCAAGGTGATGATCATCCGGAAAACCTATCCTGAGCTGCGGGCCAACCATATCGTACCGCTGTGCGCGCTGCTGCGCTGCGCCGCGGCAGACGGAGAGGCGCTGGCGGATTACAACGATTCCCGCAAGGAGATCCGTTTTCCCAACGGCAGCGTGATCCTGTTCCGCCACTGTGCAACGGACCGCGACGCCGACCGCTTTCAGGGAACCGAGGTGGACGTGCTGTTCGTCGACGAGGCGACGCAGCAGCCCGAGGAGCGCATGGACCGGCTAAAGGCCTGCGTGCGCGGCGTCAACAGCTTTCCCAAGCGGGTCTATTACACCTGCAACCCCGGCGGCGTAGGCCACGGCTGGGTCAAGCGGCTGTTCCTCGACCGGCGCTTCCGCGGCGGCGAACGGGCGGAGGACTACGCCTTCATCCGCTCGCTGGTGACGGACAACGCCGCTCTGCTGCGCGCCGACCCGGATTACGTCCGCCAGCTGGAGGCGCTGCCGTCAAAACTGCGCGAGGCGTGGCTCCACGGCAACTGGGACATCTTCGAGGGACAGTTCTTCGAGGAGTTCCGCTCCTCGCCGGATCTTTCAGCCGCCCGCGCGGCGGGCTGTGAGCTCGGCGAGGAGGAGCTGCGGCGGCAGGGGCGCTGGACGCACGTGATCGAGCCGATCGATCTTTCAAAGGGCGCGGCGGCAGGCTGGCATATCTGCCGCAGCTATGACTTCGGCTACGGAAAGCCCTTTTCCTGCGCGTGGTGGGCCGTGGACTACGACGGCGTGATCTACCGGGCGCTGGAGCTGTACGGCTGCACGGCCACGCCGAACGAGGGCGTGAAGTGGACGCCGGAGCGGCAGTTCGCCGAGATCGCCCGGATCGAGCGCGAGCATCCCTGGCTGGCCGGAAAGAGCATTTTCGGCGTGGCGGATCCGGCGATCTGGGATGCGTCGCGGGGCGAGAGCATCGCCGAGACCGCAGCGCGGCACGGCGTTTTCTTCTCGCCCGGGGACAACAACCGCATCGCGGGCTGGATGCAGGTGCACTATCGAATGCAGTTCGACGAAAACGGCTATGCGCGGCTGTATGTGTTCTCAAGCTGCCGGGCCTTTATCCGCACGATCCCGCTGCTGTGCTACGACGCGCACACCGCGGAGGATCTGGACACGGCGCAGGAGGATCACGTCGCCGACGAGACACGCTATTTCTGTATGTCCCGCCCCGTAAAGGCGCTGCGGGCGGCGGAGGAGAAGAGCCGCGTCTTCGATCCGCTGGATAATCTAAGGAGGAAGTAAATGGACGAAATGGAAAAATTTCCGGCCGTTGACAGCGCGCGTCTGGAGGAGCTGACGCGCATCCTGCAGCGCTACAAGGCCGGGAAGGCAAACCTGGAGCGGCGCGTGGTCGCCGCGGAAAACTGGTGGAAGCTGCGCAACAGCGCCGAGGAGCGAAAGGAGAGCTCGCTGTACGACGGAGGCTTTCGCTCCAAGTCCGGCTGGCTGCACAACGTGATCGTGTCCAAGCACGCCGACGCCATGGAGGCTTTTCCCGAACCGGTGGTGCTGCCGCGGGAGCCGGACGACTGCGACGAGGCCAACGCGCTGAGCTCGATCCTGCCGGTGGTGCTGGGGCAGAACCGCTTTGAGGACGTGTATTCCGACGTCATCTGGCAGAAGCTGAAGACCGGGACGGGCGTGTACAAGGTGACCTGGGATCCGTCGAAGCTGGGCGGACTGGGCGACGTGGCGATCCACGCGGTGGATCTGCTGAACCTGTTCTGGGAGCCTGGCGTAAAGGACGTCCAGGACAGCCGCTATCTGTTCCACACGGCGCTGCAGGATCTGGATCTGATGGCCGAGCGCTGGCCGCAGCTGCGGGGCCGGCATGCGGGCGGTTCATTTTCCGCCACGCGCTTTCTGTATGACGACGCCGTGCCCACGGACGGCAAATGCACCGTGATCGACTGCTACTATAAGAAATGGGAGAACGGGCGGCAGGTGCTGCACTATGTCCAGTACGTGGGCGACACGCTGCTGTATTCAAGCGAGAACGAGGGGGCACCGCTCTATGAGCACGGACGCTATCCCTTCGTGTTCGACGCGCTGTTTCCCGTGGAGGGAAGCCCCTGCGGCTATGGCTTCGTGGATCTTTGCAAGAACGCCCAGACCGCCATCGACCTGATGGACAGCGCCTTTATCCGCAACACGATGGTGGGCGCCATGCCGCGCTATTTCAAGCGACAGGACGCGGGCGTGAACGAGGAGGAGCTGCTGGATCTTTCCCGCCCGTTGGTGGCCGTGGACGGCAATCTGGGCGACGACGCGCTGAAGATCATCGACTTCCGGCCGCTGAGCGGCAACTATATCGAATACCAGCGCGAACGCATCCGCGAGCTGCGGGAGACCTCCGGCAACACGGAGACCTCCACCGGCAATATCGCCCAGGGCGTGACGGCAGCCTCGGCCATCGCCGCGCTGCAGGAGGCCAGCGGCAAGGGCAGCCGCGACAGCACCAAGACCTCCTACCGGGCCTACGGCGAGCTGGTGGAGCTGGTCGTCGAGCTAATCCGCCAGTTTTATTCGTTCCCCCGGCGCTTTCGTATTCTGGGCCGCTCCGGGGCGCAGGAGTTTATCTCGTATTCCAACGCCGCCATCCGTCCCCGTGACCAGGGGATGCTGGCAGGGGTGGCGCTGGGAGAGAGCGCGCCCCAGTTCGACATCGAGGTCAAGGCGCGCAAGGCCTCCGGCTACAGCCAGCTGAGCCAGAACGAGCTGGCCCTGCAGTTTTTCAATCTGGGCTTTTTCGATCCGCGGCAGGCTCCGCAGACGCTGCTGTGCCTGGAGATGATGGATTTTGAAGGCAAGGAGGCGCTGGTGGAGCGCGTACGCCGTCTGGCCGGAGAGCAGGATCGCCAGCGCGCCTTCCGCGATCTGGCGCTGGCGCTGGCAAGAAAGTATGAGCCGGAGCTGGCCGCGGGGCTGGAGGCCTCCGCCGCGGACGAAGGCGCGCCTGTGCGCGGCGGGGCAGCGCCCAAGCTCTCCCGTCCCCAAGGCGAGAGCGAGCGCGTACGCCTTTCACGGGAACGCGCCCGCGGGGCAAGCCAGCCGGAGGCGGGACGATGATCCGCGCGCAATACGGCCGCCGGGGACTGACGCTGGTGCTCAAGGGGCACGCGGCAAGCGCGCCCAAGGGGCAGGATCTGGTCTGCGCAGCGGCCTCGACGCTGGCCTTTACGGCGGCGGAGGCGCTGCGGGACGAGGCCGAGCGCTTTTATCCCAGCGTGGTGCAGCGCCCCGGCGAGCTGCGCATCGCCTGCGAGCCGGCTTCCGGCTCCCGCAAGGCCTGCCGGCGGCTGCTGGACACGATCTGGGTCGGCTTCGAGCTGCTGGCACGGGACTATCCCGCGTATGTGAAAGCCGAAAAGGAGGAGTAAATGGCAAGTGATCTGAACAAAAAGAAGCGGACGGCGGGGAGCGGCTCCGCCGTTGTGAACACGCCGGGCGTCAATCCGCCCGCGACGGTTCCGGAGGACCGGGTGGAGATCCTGCGGCATCTGCCTCAAAAGAAGCCCGCGACGATCGTGCCCCCGCCCGCGAACGGCGGCACGGTAACGGCTCCCACTGCCGCGGCGGCTGCGGGCAGGCCCTATGCCCCGGCAGAGGAAGAAGAGCGCCCCACCCCCGCTGCGGCGGCGCCGTCCGTCAGTCCCGCAAAAGCGGCCGAGATCCCCTTTACGGCGCCGGAGGCCGACCCGGCAGCCGCGCTGCGCTATCGAAACGCGCTGGAGGCCCTTGAGCGAAAGACGGGCGAGGCTCCCCGGTATGAGAGCCGCTATGACGAGGAGATCCGGCGGCTGTACGAACAGCTCACCGGGCGGCGGCCCTTCCGCTACGACAGCGCCACCGACCCGCTGTATCAGCAGTATGCCCAGGGCTATATCGAGCAGGGGGCGCAGGCCATGCGCGACACCATGGGCCGGGCCGCCGCGCTGACGGGCGGTTACGGCTCGTCCTACGCCCAGAGCGTGGGCCAGCAGCAGTACGACGCCTATCTGCGCCGTCTTGCGGACGTGCTGCCGGAGACTTACGGCATGGCGCTGGACGCCTATCGGGCCGAGGGGGACGAGCTGCAGCGGCGATATGAGCTGGCCGCGGGGCTGGAGCGAAGCGATTATGAGCGCTATCTCGACAGTCTGGGCCAGTACAACCGGGAGGTGGCCCAGGCCAGGGACGACGTGACCGACGCGCTGGAGCAGATGCGCTATGGGGAAGAGACCGCCTATCGCCGGGCGGCGGACGAGTATGAGCGCCGCGTGGCCGCGGACAAGCTGGAATACAGCCGCCGCCAGGACGCCTATGAGCGGCTGGTGAGGCTGCTGGCCGCGGGCTATACACCCAGCGCGGAGGAATACGCCGAGGCGGGCATGAGCCCGGCGCAGGGAGCGGCGCTGCTGGCCCCGGCGGAGAGCGGGCCCACGGTGATCGTCCGCACGCAGAAGACGGGCGCAAAAAGCCGCTCGACGAAGAAAACGGCCTCGAAGAGCGGCAGAAGAACGCAGGGCAGCTTTTATAAGCAGGGCTGAGGGCAGCGCGCCGTGCCGGGGCGACGCCGGAACAGCAAGCCGCTTACGGGCTGACCTCCGCGGCGATCGAGGTGGCCAGCGAAATGCTGTTCGACGGCGTGGCGAAGATCTACGGCGCCGGAGCCGCAGACGACATCGTCGAAAAGCTCGTCGTGGAGCTGGCCGAGTCCGATACCGGGCGGAGTATGCTGCGCTTTCTTGCCGGTGCCGCCGGAGAGGGCGCGGAGGAGGTCGTATCCGATTTGCTTTCGCCGCTCGCCGAAGCGACCTATCGGGACGAGAGTCTTGCCGAGCTGTACCGACAACTTGAGCCGGAGGATCTGCTGTATTCTTTTATGATCGGCGCAGCGATCAGCACGCTTGCCACCGGGGCAAGCACCGTGGCCGGGCAGCGCGCCGAGGCAAGCGCGGAATACCGTGCAAACGAAGCGGAATACTTTAATATCCTCGAGCGCAAAGGTCTGCTTCCCCCGGAGAGCGACAAAAAAGCCGCCCACGAAGGGGCGGCGGGAAAAACGCATCCGGGAGAAAAAAACACGCTAATTCCAAGTGCTTTACAAGGCCAACGGTCACGTAGTAAAATACAAAAGCAAGCAGGTGCACTCAATCCAGAAAGCGACCGTGCGCAAACACACGCTTTAGTCTACTATGAATCCGTTAGACATATGAGGACAGATGCAAACAGGATAGCCAAAAACACTGGCTTTGATGTTAAAGATATTCTTGAAATCAAGCAGTTCATTTTTATGGATGAGCACGATCTTGGTGAAAACGGAATCAGACGCTTTTTCCCGAGCTTTGAGATGGCGCAATCTTGGCAACGGCTGATAGATGGAAAACATATTCAATCACACGACCTAACACTATTGCGTCATGAACTCTTAGAACGACAGCTTATTTTGGATGGGAAAAGTCAAGACGAGGCGCACGCAGAGGCTTCAACGGTATATAACTATGCAAAGGAGAGTGATGAATACTATGATAAAATTAAAAAACATAAAAAAAACTGATTCTTTTATCTCTTGTGATGCTTTCATAGAGAGTTGCCAGGAGCCTGTCTTTCTTCGTTATTCCTTTGCTAATCGAGATTTTCTGCCGTTCCAGTATCCAGAGGGGTTTGAATATTGTAAATCCCACATCGGGTTCGCACGAAGATATCTTCAAAGTCTTGGAAACGAAGAACCTCCAAAAGAGATGACCATTATGTGGTACTGACGATTTCGGTCGTAATGAAGGAGGCAGGAGATCCTTGGAACGCAAAGAAATAACAAACAACCTCAAGAGTAAAGGCGCAATCTACAGGTGCAACGGAATAGTTTTTGCTGCGTCGGAAAACATGACCGACGAGGAAACCATCCAGTTGTTGCGCAGCTTAAAGAGCAATTCCGTCTGGATGCTTGGACGGCAGGTCGGCTGGTATGCAATCGCTGCGTTGGATATGCTCGGAGTAGAAAAATACACAGGCAACGATCCGGATATTGCCCAATTCGTTTCTGAATTTCCGGCTGTTGTGCGTACCGTAACAGGCACAGGCGAAAAATAGAAACTGAATGAAGATCAGATTGGGAGTTTTTGGCTAAGCTATGCGATTGAAGCAGAAAAAGGCGGAGCCTCAAATCGGCTGTCCAAGGTAATCTGGGAAATCATTAAGGAGGAATCATAAAATGGAATCCTATATCCCTGACGAATTGCGAGAGGAAAACTATAAACTTGCACAGCTTTATATTGAAAGCGAGGATAAAACGGTTGAGGAGATCATAGAGGAGCACGCATCGGCCGCCTTTAAGCGATTCTTTTATGCAGAAAAGAATCGTGCAGAACGTCTGCGTAAGCGAGGAATCATCGAAAACTAGTCGCGTTTAGATCGGTAGATTTTCGCTAAGCTAACACCTTCCTTTCTCCACCGGGCGCAGACGACATCGTCGAAAAGCTTGTTGTGGAGCTGGCCGACTCCGATATCGGGCGCGGGATGCTGCGCTTTCTCGCGGGCGCCGCCGGAGAGGGCGCGGAGGAGGTCGTCTCCGATCTGCTAAGCCCTCTGGCCGAAGCGACCTATCGGGACGAGAGTCTTGGCGAGCTGTACCGACAGCTTGAGCCGTCGGATCTGCTGTACGATTATCTGATCGGCGCGGCAATCAGCACGCTTGCCTCCGGGGCAAGTGCCGCGACACGGCAAAGCAGAATATCATCAATGGCAAACTGCCCGGGGAAGACGCGCAAGTTAATCCCCCGTGCATAACAAGCAGGGCATTATGAACGAATCTCTCCCGGGCAGGAGAGTGAATCTATCGCTTCTTTTTATATCTGCCAGCCCCTCCCGCGCGCTGTGTTTTGGGGAGCAGTCTATCATTCGGCAGCATGAAAGCATATATAAACCCATTTTAATATATCAAAGAAGCTCACAAAAAGCAAGTCTGACTTTGCAAGAAAAGGGGCTGTCCCCTTTTGATTCTTGGGAGTCGTGGGCCTTACCCACAGATTAAACGGAGGCATTTTCCATGGAAACGACAAAAAAGACAGATCTTCAGTTCTTCGCGGAGGGCGGCGCCGCCACCGCCGGAGACGGAAGCGCGGGCGCGAACACGGCTGCCGACGCCGGGCAGCAGACAGCTGCGGCGGAAAACGCCGCCGAAAGGAAGAGCTGGGCCGAAGTGCGCGAGGACTACCGGGGCGAGTTTGACGCCGAGGTACAGAGCATCGTGCAGAAGCGGCTGAAAAACCTGCAGGAGCGGCTGCGCCGGGCCGAGGAAAAGAAAGCCCCGGCCGAAACGGACGCCGCCGGGCGGGAGGCGCAGCTGCGGCAGCGCGCCCTTGTCGCCGCGCTGCGGCGCAGAGAGGCCGCGGAGCATTTCCGCACGCTCTGCACCGCGGCGGAGGAGCTGCGGCAGCGCGTGCCGGACTTTGACCTGATGGGGGAAATGCGCAGCGACGCCTTTGCCCAGCTGACCCGGCCCGGCTCACAGGTGAGTCTGGAGCAGGCCTATTACGCCGTGCACCCGGACTTCCGGCTGCGGGAGGCGGAGGCCGTGGCCCGGCGCACGGCCGAGGCCGTGAGCGCGGCGGTGCGCGCCGGAGCGGCCAGACCGCGGGAAAACGGCGCCCAGGCCGCCTCAATGGGTGCGCTCAGTTACCGCGACATGACCAAGGAACAGCGGCAAGCGCTGCGCCGGCGGATCTACGCCGCCGGCGCCCAGGGCGCGCATCTGCCCGCCGGGGGCTGAGCGCGCCGCATATCACACGATTTCAAGGAGGAACGAATGGAGACTATTTTTGACCTTCAGTTTTTTGCCGACGCGGGCACGCTTGTGAACGCGACCGGAAACTACGTCAACGCCTCGACCGGCGAGACCACCGCCTTCTCCGGCGGCAACACGCTGAGCCCGGAGATGAAGGACTTTTATGATACCGAGCTGCTGGAAAACGCCCGCGTCGAGCAGATCTACGCCCAGTTCGCCAAGCGCCAGCCCCTGCCCGCGAATCACAAGGGCACCGTGGAGTGGCGCAAGTGGAACACCTTCGCCCCCGCCAGCCAGCTGACCGAGGGCGTGATCCCCACCGGGCAGAAGTTCGGCGTGAGCGCCATCACCGGCTCGATCGCCCAGTACGGCACCTACACCGCCATCACCGACCGCCTGGAGCTGCGGGCCTATGACGACGTGATTCTGGGCGCCACCGAGGAGATGGGCGCCTCCGCCGCCGAGACCCAGGAGAAGCTGATCCGCGACGCGCTGCTGACCAACGCCAACGTGCTGTACTGCGACAACGTCAAGGACGGCGTCTTCGTCTCGACCCCGACCAGCTGCGCGACGATGCTCGACAGCGCCGCGGGCCGCAGCGTGCTGACCCCCACCATGATCAACAAGGCCGTGACCATTCTGAAGAAGAACCGCGTGCCGCGCCTGGGCGGGCGCTACTACGCGGTCATCCATCCCAGCGTGGCCCACGACCTGCGCGAGTGCGAGGGCTGGATCGAGGCTCACAAGTACGCAGCCCCCGACGAGCTTTACAACGGCGAGATCGGCGAGCTGCACGGCGTGCGCTTCATCGAGGACGTCTTCGCCCCGGTGCTGGGCGGCGACACCTATAAGAACGCCCAGGACGGCGTGACCTACGCCACCTATTTCTTCGGCAAGGACAGCTTCGGCATCATCGATCCCGAAGGCGGGGCCCTGGAAATGATCATCCACGACAAGGGCGAGATCGGCGGCCCGCTCAACCAGTTTTCGACCATCGGCTACAAGTTTGAGACCAACGGCGCCACCATCCTGTATCCCGAGAGGCTGCTGCGCGTGATGAGCTGCAGCTCTTACAGCGCCAGCGACGAGACCAACTGAGAAAAAGGAGGACGCATACGATGAAGGATGAGAAATTTGTCGAGGTCTTTATCCCGCGCAACGCGGCCAACAAGGATCCGAACTTCTTTGTGGCCGTCAACGGCGTGAGCTACCTGCTGCCCCGCGGCAAGACCAGCCGCGTGCCGGAGGCCGCCGCAGCCGAGATCGCGCGCGCCCGCGCCGCCGAGGACGCCATGTATGAGGCGCAGGAAGCGCTGAAAACGGCGGCGGAATAAGAAAAGGGTCTCGCTTATGACAGCAAACGACATCCTCTCGGCTGTGGATCTCAAGGAGCCGAACAGCTATACGCGGGAGGAAAAGCTCAGCTGGCTCTCCGCGCTGGACGGCAAGGTGCTCCAGGAGGTCCTGCTGACGCACGAGGGCTATGACGGGACAGGGGGCCTTGCCCCCTATTCCGCCGGGGATGAGGAGCTGCTGATCCCCTTCCCCTACGGTGAGGGGATCTACACCCACTATCTCATCGCCATGATCGCCGCCTCCAACGCCGAGACGGCGCGCTACAACCAGCAGATCGCCATGTACAACGCCTGCTACAGCCAGTGGTGGAACCGGTACAACGCCGAGCACAGGCCGCTTTCGCGTCCGCGCTTTTGCTTTTAAGGAGGTGCGGCCATGCCCCTTTTTCCGAAACTGCGCGGACAGTTTACCCAGCAGGAGCTGATCGACAGCTTCCGCGGCTATGACCACCGGCTCAAGATCCCGGACGGCGCGTGGTACGACACGAAAAACCTCAGCACCGACCTCGCTCCCCTGCTGGCCAGCCGCGGCAGGAGAGGCGACACGCATCAAAGCGCCGTGGCGCTGCTGGAGAAGGACGCGCTCTGCTGCGTCTCCGCCTCCGGGACGCTGTACTATAATTTCCTGCCCACACCCGTCACCGGTCTCTCCCCGGGCGAGAAGCAGCTGGTTGGCATGGGCGCCTATGTCGTGATCTTTCCGGACAAGGTGTATTTCAACACCGAGGATCAGACGGACTACGGCAGCCTGGAGGCGCACTTTGCCCCCCAGAGCGCCAGTTATCAGATGCTGCGCTATGACGGCACGGCGGTCGACGCGGATTATGTGCAGCCGGACGAGCCGGCAGAAAAGCGCAATGGGACGTACTGGATCGACACCTCGGATGAGACCCATGTGCTCCGGCAGTGGTCGGAGGCCCAGGGCGACTGGGTCAGCATTGAGACCGTTTACGTCAAGATCCGCTTTGAGAGCACAGGCAGCGTGCCGCGGCTGTTCAAGGCCGGGGACGGTGTGACGATCTCCGCCTCCTCGGTGGATATCAACGGCGACAAGCTTCTCGTCGCCGTCGGCGGAGGGCAGGATGAGAGCGACTGGATCATGGTCACGGGGCTGCTCGATTTTGTTCCGGACGAGCCTGACACGGCACTGCGGATCGACCGAAGCGTGCCGGATCTGGATCACGTCTGCGAATGTCAGAACCGCCTCTGGGGCTGCCGCTACGGTCTGGACGGCGAGAAAACCGTAAACGAGATCTGCTGCTGCGCGCTGGGCGATTTTAAGAACTGGCGGCAGTACGCCGGCCTTTCCACCGACTCCTGGGCGGGCTCCGTCGGCTCGGACGGGCAGTGGACGGGAGCGGTGAATTACCTGGGCTGTCCCACCTTCTTCAAGGAGAACCGTATCCACCGCGTGACCGTATCCGCCGAGGGCGCGCACCGCATCGACGAGACCGTATGCCGCGGCGTGCAGAAGGGCAGCGAGAAGTCCCTGGTCGTGGTCAACGAGACGCTGTATTACAAATCCTGCTCGGACGTCTGCGCCTATCAGGGCGGCTTCCCGCAGGGCGTGTCCGCGGCGCTCGGATCCCCGCGTTATCACGCGGCCGTCGCCGGCTCGGCGGGCGGCAAATATTATCTTTCCATGCTCGACGAGGAAGAGCGCCCCGCGCTGTTCGTCTATGACATTGCAAGGGAGCTCTGGCTGCGGGAGGATGCGCTGCGTGTCACGGCCTTTGCCCGGGTGGGCGACGAGCTGTTCGCCGCCTCCGCCGGCCGTCTCCTCACGATGCTCGGCAGTCTTCCCGTGGCGGGCTCCACCGCGGAAGAGGCCGTCAGCTGGGAGGCCGTCAGCGGTATCCAGTATTATGAATGCCCGGAGAACAAGCGCCTTTCCCGCTATAACATCCGCCTTAAGCTGGCCCGCGGCGCAACGCTGGCCGTGCACGTTCAGTATGACAGCGACGGCGTGTGGCACAGCGCGGGCAGCCTTTTCGCCGCGGGGGATGCGGTGGATTCGTACCTCTTCCCGGTGCGGCCGCACCGCTGTGATCATCTGCAGCTCAAGCTCTCCGGTACCGGGGACGTGCGGATCTACTCGATCGCCAGGATCCTGGAAGTGGGGAGTGATTACCGATGACGAGAGAACTCCCCCCTCAGCTGCAGGGAACGGCGGAGCAGCAGCTCGCCGCGCTGCGGGACTATCTTGTTCGGATGGCGCAGTCGCTCGATCCGGTAAGCGGCAGCGGCGAGCGGATCCTGGCGGAAGCCCGCAAAGGAGCGGACAAGGCGCAGGAAAAAACCGTGAAGGATATCCGGGCGCGTGCGGCAAGTCTCAAGGCGCTGATCATCAAGACGGCGGACGAGATCACCGCCTACACGGATTCGAAGGCGGAAGCCTTTGAATCCCTGTATGTGGCGAAATCTGACTACGGGACTTATTACAACCAGATCGAGACGCAGGTGGAGCAGACGGCGAGAAACACCGTCGAGACCTATCACTATACTGAGGCGATACAGGCTCTGGACACTTATATGACAGATCTGAACGGCCAGATCCGCCGCGGCGTGATCGAAGACCCGGAGACGCATGAAGTCCATCTCGGCATTGCGATCAGTGAGCAGCTATCCTTCACCGGGCAGACGCAGACGGAGGGCGGCCTCACGTATTATGAACTCTCCCCCGGCCAGACGCTGGGCCTTTATACCTCGACCGGCTGGCAATTCTGGATCAACGGCGTAAAACGCGGCTGGTTCTCCTCGGAGGACAGCATGCTGCACGTGTCCAACATCGTGGTGGAGAACCGCCTGCAGTTGGGAAACGATTGGGAGATCGTCAGCACGGGCGGCTTCGGCCTGCGGTATATAGGAGGATAAAATGGCAAGTGTCAGTTTTCAGGGCTCCGTCAGCACCGGCTGGGGGACCCACACCACCGACGTAGTCGTGACCTATGCCGAGAGCTACGACAGCGCGGCGAACCGGACGACGGTCTCGATCACGGACGTGCAGCTGCGCGTCCGGGGCGATACCAACTGGGGTACGCAGGTCATCAAGGGCAGCGTGGCCGTCAACGGCACGACGGTATGCTCCTTTTCGCCCGGCTCCAGCGCCTCGGCACAGATCAACGTCACCGGCTCGTATACCTCGCTGCCCGGCGCGGGCAGCAGCGCGGCGGTGCGGCACAACGACGACGGGACCGGCTCGTTCAGCCTGTCGCTGGAGCAGGCAGTCGACGCTGACGTCTCGGACATTTTCGGCTTCTGGCATACCGAGACCCGCGCCAGGATCGGCATCCCCACCCCGTCGGCCGTCACCGTCGCGCTGACGCCGCGGCCCCGGGCCTCGTCCATCGCCTCCTGCCCCTCCTCCGTGGCCACCCAGGGGCGGCTGTCGCTGAGCGTCAGCCGCCGTTCCTCCGCCTTTTATCACAAGGCGGTCTTCACCTGCGGCGCCCGTACGCTGTACACCGGCGGTCCCTTTGCAACGGAGCTGGCCTTCACGGTGCCGCGCAGCTGGTTTTCCGCCTTCCCTACGGACAGTTCTCTGGCCGTGTCCGTGGCGGTGCAGACCTATTCCGACGCCTCCTGCACCGCGGCCGTGGGCGCGCCGGCAACGGCCGCTCTGACCGTGACGGCAGACGCGGGCATGAAGCCCGCGCTGTCCCAGGGCTGGGTGACGCTCGCGCCCTATAACGCCGGGACCCCCGTCAACGGCGTGAACGGCTACGTCAAAGGCTATTCCGTGGCTGAGGCCGCGTTCAACGCCGCCAAAGTCACCCACGCCTCCGGCGCCGCGACCAAGTCCTTCTCCCTGACCTGTCAGGGCAAAACGGTGAGAAGCAGCCCCTACCGGACGCCTGTTCTGACCGGGACCGAGGTGTCGGTGGTCTGCACCGTCACGGATACCCGCGGCCGCTCGAGCAGCGAGACGATAAGCCTGTCGGTCATGGACTATGCCAGGCCGACCCTGTCCGGCATCTCCGTCTACCGCTGCACGGCGGGCGGGACCGCCGCGGAGGACGGCGCATATTATAGCGTCAGAGCCCTTGTGGGTTTCTCCTCCCTCGGCGGCTGGAACAGCTGCTCGCTCAGCGCGGCCATCGCGCCGTCCGGGGGAAGCTACGGCCCGGAGACGGCCCTGAGCTCCGGCAGCGCCCGGATCCTTGGTGCGATCCAGGCGGACGCGAGCTACAGCGTGCGTCTGACCGCGACGGACCGGTTGGGCAACAGCCGGGTGTACTACGCCACGATCCCCTCACGCCGGTGGGCCATGCGTTTCCGGCCGGACGGCAATGGCGTGGCCTTCGGCAAAGCCGCGGAGATCGACGGGACTTTCGAGGTCTCAGGCGCCTGGGACGTGAAGCTGGGCAGACCGCTGGGCATAGCAAGCGGCGGCACGGGAGCCGCGAGCGCGGCAGACGCGAAGGTCAATCTTGGCCTCTGCCGGTCAGCCGCCCAGGATTTTCAGGTGTCTGCCCCCGCTTCAAGCGCAAATCAGTTCCTGATACTCTCCACAAACGTCGTGACAGCGGGGCATCCGCTTTACGGGAAACAGCTGCAGCTCTATTTCACCACGACCGGCATCCTTCTTTGGAACAATACGGATAAGGCGGCGGTGTGGAGCATGAGCCCGTGAGGAGGACAGACAGGAACTGTTCAAACAGTCCTTCGGTTTCATCCCCCGTTCGCGGCGACGGCTGCGGCAGCGCGGGGGAGCCGCGGCGGCATGCCGCCGCAGCCGGCAGGGGACAGGAAAAAAGGACGGGATAAGCATGACGATTCAGGAAGCAAAAGAAAAGCTGATCGCCTGGGCCAACGCCCAGATCGGCACACGGGAAGGAAGCAACAACTATAACCGCTATGCCGCCATCGCCGACAGCATGCGCATGTACGGCTGGAACGTGCAGAACCAGCCCTGGTGCGACGTGTTCGTCGACGCGGGCTTCGTGGAATGCTTCGGACTCGAGGTCGCGGCAAAGCTGACCTGTCAGCCCATCGGCGGCTTTTCCGCCGCCTGCCGCTATTCGGCGCAGTTCTACAAAAACGCCGGGGCCTGGACGCAGACGCCCCAGGCAGGAGATCAGATCTTTCTGTATATCGACGGCGGGATCAACCATACCGGCATCGTGACGGCCGTCACGAACGGCTGCGTCTACACCGTTGAGGGCAACAGCGGCGACATGGTGGCGCGGCGTGTCTATGCTCTCGGCGCGCTGAATATCGCCGGCTACGGACGGCCGAACTGGGCGGCCGCGGCGGAGGTCGCGCCCTCCCCTCCTCCGTCCGCCCCGGGCGCGGAGCAGGAACGCCGATACGAGCCCTATGAGTACAGCGTGAAGATCCCCCTGCTGCGCACCGGGAACCGCGGCCCGGCGGTTTTCAGCGTACAGACGCTTTTGAACGCCCGCGGCTTCTCCTGCGGGGAAGCCGACGGGATCTTCGGCGCGAAAACCGCAGCCGCGCTCAGGGCCTTCCAGGGGGATCACGGTCTGGAGGCGGACGGAGAGTTCGGCGGGGCAAGCTTCGCCGCGCTTTGGGACGATTGAAAAAAGAGAGGTGATCACAAGAATATGAATACGCCCGACAAGGCAAGGGAAATCAAGGCTGCCGCCACGCTCGTCATCAGCTTTCTTACGGCTCTCTGGGGCTGGATCGGCTGGGCGATCGCCCTTTTCATCACGGCGATGGCGGCGGATTACGTCACCGGCACCTGGGCCGCGCGCGCAAGAGGCGAATGGTCCAGCGCCGCGGCAAGAGCCGGACTGTGGCACAAGCTGGGTGAGATCACGGCGCTGCTGGTGGCGGCGCTGTGCGACATCGCGATCTCGGTGGTGCTGCACAGCGCGGCGGCGCCGCTGCTGGGCGACGTGCCCGAGAGACATTATCTGACGCTGATCGTCGCGATCTGGTACAGTTTTACGGAGCTTGGCAGCATTGTGGAGAACGCCGGGCTGCTTGGCGCCCCGATCCCCCGGTGGCTGAAGAAGGGCATCGCGCTGCTGCGCGACAAGACCGACCGGGGCCACGGTTTCCCCGAAGAATAG